TCCCAGTTCGTCATCCCTCTGCCACCTCCGCTGTTCTGACAATTTCTCTTATCTCCCTTCGTGACCATGTCGCAAACCAGGTCTTCCTCGCCCTCGATTATCTTTTCTTTCTCCCGCTTGAACCGGATTAAAAGCAGCCGCAGGTCCTCGACGCCGGCCTCCACAAAGTTTTCGATAATGCTGTAGACCTCGACCAGGAACAAGATGCAGTAAATGATCGTGGAAAAGGCTATGGACACCGACTCGACGCCGACGATCGCCTTGCTCTGGTGAGCCAAGACGGTCATGCTGAAGTACGCCAGCACCTTCAGAAAGGTGCGGTAGAACATCGTGTGGCTGTCAATAACCTTTAGCTTTGTAGCGCGGATCAGACCGCCGTGCTTGACGGCAAGCGCCACCACCTTGGAAACAAGGTCGAGAAAGACCGCGATCCAGAGCGCGTAGAACGCTGCCGTTGGTTCGACGAGGTACGTTATGATACCCAGAACCGTACCCCACAACCAGTGATCAGCCATCTTTGAGAAGATTTCACGGAGCTGTTCCACCTACCAATCCACCCCTTCCCCGCAAGAACTAAGCCGCACCGTGCGGCAGAATCCTCAACATATACTGTCTTTCTTTTTCTCCCGGCGGCGAGATCCCGAGCTGGTAATCTATCACCCGCACACGGTCTGAGCCGAACAGCCAGCGGAAGTCCTCAGCAAATAATTCTTCCGGGTTCACTGGCGGGCTGCCGCGCAAGGTCATATATTCTTGCAGCCGCCAATATGAAACGCATTGAAAACGCACCACGTGGCCGATTTCGTGAGCCACCGTAAACGAAGCCAAGTATAGTGCTGCCGGAACGGTTTTCGCCGTGCCGTTCGCTATCAGCCAGACTATACCTGTGTGGTAAGACTGACGCGAGAACAAAAACGCCGCCGCTACATCGCTACGGACGCACCCGGTAAGCTGTGCGCCGTTTAGAAATGCGTGCTGCGATAAGATGTAAACCGGCCAGTCTTTGTAGACCAGAGACGGCAGTGTTTGCTCCAGGTGATAGACTTCGTAAGCCACGGCATCCACCGGCGGAATTTCGTAAACGCTTTCAACCGCGCTGGTAGATATGCCGGAAATGTAATACGGCAGGCTGTCTACCTGCCGCACCTGCAGAGCATCTGCGGGAGTCGCCGATAATAAAAAAACCGCCAGGATCAGCGGTATTAGTTTGCGTTTCACGAATATAACCTCCCCGCAAAATTAAAAAGCCGCTTCTCGCGGCTCGGTGTCCCTTAGCGTAGCAGCTCCTCAAGCATCTCGATTATCACATCCAACTTGGCGTCCACGTCTTCCAGCGTCAACTTGCCCTTCGCCTTTTTATCGGCGATGGCGGCGAGCTTGGATTGGCGCTGTTTTTGCTTCTCCTGCTTCTCATCCGCAAATACTATCTTGTTGCCTTCAACCTTAACTGCCTTCAACCGTAATCACCACCTCGTTTAGTCTTGTTGCCGTAGGTTCCCCCGCTCTAATGCGAATTGCCCCTGGCGTTGTGGCCGTCACCTGGAGGGTTGCCGTGTGGAGAGTAGGGTCAACCAGCACGGTAGCGATAGCTTCACCCGTGTCGGCGTGGTAGAAGGTGAGCTCCGCCAGGTCGGGGTGGACTTCGGCGGTGACCGTGGCTGTATCGAGGCCATCTGCCTTGATGACTGATTTATCAACCATCACCGCAAAAACTGAGGTCATCGCTTCAAGGATTTCGTTATTTCTAATCTTGGCTTGCCTGTAAAATATATCACCTATTTTTAGGAATTCCACGTTGAATTACCTCCTATCAATCATAAAGAGTTTTTAGCTCCGTGCTTGCAGTAACCCAGTTGAGATATCCAGCAGTCCGCCGTGTCGCAGTTACCGAGAAACTCGTCTTAAAACGCCACAGAAGGTCAGTCTCAGTCACGGATCTAGATCCACCTGCAGCCAGTGCAATATCCGTCGTGTAAAACGCAACCCCGTCAATGTATAGTTTGAAACGCACTGTGTTAGAAACGTTGTCATTGGCGTTATTGAGGGTAAATGAAAACTTAGTGATAAATCCGCCTCCAGTTACGCTGACCAGTGTTTTTTCAGCAAGGTCATTTACAACAATGCCCAACGAGCCTGAAGGGTTCCCTGGGTCTGTTTCTTTCCAAGCGAATACCTTATTTCCAATATTCGTTGCTTTCGCGTGCAAGCTCCCCGCCGGGTCTGCGGCGTCGGTGCGAAGGCCAATTTGTCTGGTCAGAAAGCTCAGTATCGCTTCCCAGAACCCGAACGCCATTACTGCACCTCCCATCTAATGGGCACACCGTTCGCGTTGTAAGTAGGCACCAGTTTATCGACAATCTGCCACGTCCCATCCCCCGCCGGCAACCATCTCCAGATATAGGCAATGGTGCCATCTGCGTTATACTCCACCAGCGTCTTGCCGTTTACACCCCAAATCCCGTGTTTTAGCAGGTACGTCCCCGCCGTCGCCGCAAACACCTTGAAGTGTAGCGCATTGCCCGCCGTCCAAGCTCCGGTAGCACCTGCCCGGTAATATACCGGATAAGCTGCGTCTGCCGCCGCCTCACCGCGCCAGAGAAGGCGGTTTGTCGCGTCCCCGGCCTTGTTGACCCGCAGCCAGTAGTAAGCCCCGGCGGTAAGGCCGCTCAAATCTACCGGCAGGCTGATGTAGGCCGCGCTGGTGGGGAAAATTTTCGCCGGGAAAGTGACGGACTTTAGCAGCACTCCGTCGTTTGTGCCGTCAGCGGCGAAGGTGTTGTCGCGGATTTCCAACGTCAGGTCAGCACCTGCGCCGGCTTTGGTTAGCTCCAACTCCACCCTACCAATCGTGGTCTGGCCCGTGAGAGTGAAGCGTGCAATATACGTGTTCAGCGAAAGGTCGTTGTCGGTTACGCCGGTGCCTGTCTTCGCGTCCACCTGGTCGCCGTCGAAGATAAGCACGCTGGGCTGTGCGGCCAGAAGCGAATTCATCTGCACTTCATCCAGCACCGTAACGCCGTTCTTAAAAGCATATAAGGTCAAGCTATCTCACCACCTTTAGCCCATTTAACAATGCGGCTTCGGGGCCTTCTTTTATTTCGTGTTCCTTCAGCCGGAGAATGTTGTAGCCTCGTTTGCGAAGGTAAGTGTCTTTGCGCTTGTCTCGTGCAATGTTCTCCGGCAAATTGTGCCAATATTCTCCGTCACACTCGATAACCAAGTTATGTTCAGGGAGATAGAAATCTACAACATAGAACCCAATCGCCTTTTGTGACTCATAAGAAATTCCAAGAGCTTTTAACACGTCTTCGATAGCCAACTCAATCGATGACGGATTGGCTAAACGCGATGCCCTTGCCCCTTTTAGGACTGTTTCAGGGTTTTCCCTCCTTGTTTTGCTCATCTTGGCTCTAGTGGCATCGCTATGGCGCAAACCAATATGAGCTCTACGCAGTTTTTCCCGCCATTCTTCGGTGAGACTTCTGCCTTTCAATGCTTCGCTAATCTTCTTCCGAACATCTGCTCTTTTAGCGGGATTACTATCACCTGTAAGCACTTCGATAAGTCGCTGTTTTTGCTTCTCCGATGGTGGATGTCCTGGCTTCCCAGTTTTCGCCCTACTAATTGCTTCGCTTCGCCGTCGTTCTGTTTCAGAATTTTGATGTGCTCGCCTAGTTGCTTCACTTATTTTAGCTCTAACTTCGGGCCTATTTAGTGCCGCTTTTACCGCCTCGCGCATCTTCTGCTTACGTTCTTCACTAAGTTTTCTCCCTTTGAGCGATTTACTTATTTTTTGCCTTGTTTCTTCCGGAACAGGGTGCCCTTTATTCCAAGGGACTTGGCCTTTCTTAAAATGACTTTTACTAACCTTTTGCAGCCATTCATCGTATTTAGGAGAATCTTTACGAGGTGCCAAATTAACCCTCCTTACCCTGCACTCATCGTTATCCTTGTTTCAATTGTGAGAACGGTATTCGAAGTCTTGCTTAATCCGCCTGTCGGCACCAACCGGCTGAATAGCACCCCACTGTCCTTTTGATCTGTCCCAGCAAAAGCCAGCCCAAATTCCGTCCAGGTGCCATTCGCTTCATTCGCGAGCCAAAAAGTGCGGAAACGGATAAGGTTTGCTTGGACTTGCTTCGCACTGACTGCTTTTCGTAAAACTTCATTCTGCAACTTTGTATCTGTTGCGGCAGGAGCCGTCGTTCCCGTCCCAAGAAGGCAATGCACCGGAACGTCGTTCGTTCGCTGGTTGGCTAAAATCGCCGCCAAGAAATTTAAACCCGCTTGAACCAGCAGGTTTTTCTCTCGCTTGACGAGTTTGCCGTCCAGGTAAAACAACCATTCCCCGTAGAGCTTGGCTGTTTCTTCCTGCCGAACAAATATGTGCCTTAATCTGCGCCAAAACTGCAAGTTTTACCGCCTCCTCTTAGGCCGCGCACACCACGAAACCACATAGCGGAGTCCGCACGTAATCCATAATCTCGTTATCGAAGTTGAGTTTGTATGTTGTATTTCCATCAACTGGCAACGGCTGCCCGCTTGCATACGCCGTCGCTATCTCAGCGTCCGTGCGGGCGGCACTGGAGATGCGGAGGTCGTCAATATAAGAATTAAGGTTAAAATTATCACCTGCGGCGTTCCACACTCCAATACCCATTACAGAGGCAAAAGAAGAAGGCAAATAACCACTACTTACTGAACCTTTCAGGATACCATTAAGATACGCATACCCACCAACACCCTGCTTCCACGTTACAGCAATCGAATACCAGTCAGGGGAGGTAATCGAGCCCAGCGAGACCGTGCCTACCTGCCCTGAAGAATTTGAGAACCATACGCCCCAGCTGGTAGAAGAGGGGCTTCGCCTAATTGAAATCTGGTTCAACTCGGCATACGATGGACTGAACTGTAGCGTCACAACAGAAAGAACAAAAGACCAGTTCGGATTGTTTGCCGAGTGCACTCCGTTCGGGTCAACGTAAGCCCAAACTTCAATCGTCCCCTCCGTCGGCGACAGCACCCCCGCCGTGGGGATAGTCACAACTTCGCCAGCACGGGTGGCCTGGGTCGTAGTGTCGTTGGCGAAGATGATGGATGTGGGGTAGGACTTCTGTTCAATCTGGGCGTCGTCGAAGTAAGCCGTCACGGTGTCACCTGCTGCCTTGGCGCGAACACCCGACTCGAAACCAACGGTAGCAGTTCCCGTAGGCGCTGTAGCTGTTACACTAATCCTTTGCCAAGAAGCAGTTGGGGTTGCTTCGGTTTGGTAAATACCTAAAGCTACTCCGACAGAATCCCGGAAGATTATCCTGACAAACACCACTCCTGTGCCTGTGGCACTCCCGGTAACATACCAAGAACCCGTCCAGACCTGACCCGCAGCCGCCGTAATCCCGAGTTGGTAGACAATTGCATCTCCCGCCCCCGTACTTGCCGTAATCGCTATCTTCTGTGACTTTGCACCGGAGGGGCGATGCGTAACAGTGTCAACGGCACAGGCTGGTGTCACAGTTGAATTATACGCATAGCCCCACCCATCAGCCACACCAGTCGTGCCCGTGTAAACCTCAAAACTGGCGTTCTTGAGCGGGTTCTGTGTCCCCTCCTCTATCATTACCGCACCAAGAGCATTACCGAATTTATCAAGTTCGAGACGGGCAGTATTACTGGCAACTTGGGAGCCATCTGACTTATATGCCACGCTATTTCTTTTAAACGAAGGTGCTGGCAAAACTAAAGCTGGGATGCGGTGGATTATCGTCGGACCTATCTCATCCGTCACCTTCGCCGTCTCCGCCCCGTAGAGGAACCTGTGCAGTAAAGCCGTCTCGTTCAGCTTCTTTTTCTGTTGCGCCTTCCACAAAGCTTGTAACCAATCAGCTATGCCGAGCAACCGCCCGCCGTATTCCACTCGCCAAATCCACAAAGCATTGGTAGCCGGAGTTATCGTCACTTTCTGCACAAGGAAAGTGCCTGTAATTCCCCGGTCGGGCAGGTTTATCGTGACCAACTGTCCCGGTGCCCAGCCGCTTATCTCAGTTTCAAACGAACCCTTTACTCTTGGGTTGGCGTGCTCTCTCAAGTCCGCCTGGCCAGCAGCTTCGGCGGCATCTATGGTGGTGAGGCTATCGTCTACAATGCTATGCTCGTATACTCCGTCTCCTCCCTGGACAGCGGCAATGGCCTGCTGACTAGCGATGTCCTCCACCACCGTTATTACGTCTATGTCGTATTTGTAGGTAAAACTAAGCGTGGTGCCCGCCGCAGGAGTGGGCGTTTGCGCTGAGCAACGGACGTATTTCTCTTCGAAGTTCATCAGGAAGTCCTTGGTGCTTTCGTCATCAACGTTCTCAATGCCGACGGTCTTCGCTACGCCACCCACGGTCAGGCTCAGGCTGTGCGGCTTGTGCGGAAGCCACCAGGAGCGGGCTGCGCCGTCGGCATTTACGGAATACGTCCACGGGTCGGAGAGCATAGAGCCGCCCCGGACGTAGACGCGGTTCCTCAGCCCCTGGGTGTCGACGTCGTGGCGAAGGCGGCGGAAAGAGCCGCCCGCTTCGAGCACCATCGGTGCAGGCTGGTTAAGCGTCTTCGGGTCGAAAAACCAGACGTCTTTATCGTAGTCCACGAACCAGTCCCAGCCCACGTAGTCGGCCAGTTCCTTCAGGCACTCACTGGGCCGTTTATAGTCGAAGATGATCTCCTCTACCACCGGAGCATTGGCCTGGACGTGGTTAACAGTAAACCCCGCGCCGTATTTGGCGATGATGTCTTTAACGATCAGGTCGGCGGCCTGGTTGGAGTAGGTTTCCACCACCAGCTTCCTGTCAAGCTGGTAGGTGTAATCCTGGCAGGAGCACTCGTAAATCTTTACCCCTGTCGGCTCGGCCTGGACGAGTTTCACCTGGTCGATAATGCCGGCGAATAGTTTGGTCGTGCCGTCGTAAACGATAACCTCCTGCCCCTCGGTCGGCTGCACGTCCTGGATGCGGAAGGTGCAGGTGTCCACGGCCTGGGTCAGGACCTGCTCGATAGAAAAGCCGTCCAGAAGGACGGCCGCCGTGCGGTCAACGCCTGCTATGAGAATTTGCCGCGCCATTTAGAGCCTCACCCCCCGGCGGGCCAGTTCCCGCAGGAGCTGGTCGGCCTGGTCGCTGGTGGAGCCGCCGGAAATGGTAATGTTGAACGTGTTTATGGTGGTCGTGGTGGTCGTGGCGTAAGATACCGCCCCGGCGGGGACAAGCCCGCCCGGAGCAAAGACGCCCGCCATCGCATCAGCAGCCCGCTCCAGTAGCGGCAGGCTGCCTCTTATCCCCTCGGCGAACGTGCGAACCAAAGCAGGGCCGTATTCCGCCAGCCTGCTCAGTGGCCCACGCCTGGCCGGAGAGTGCGGCATAAAAGCGTCTACTGCCTCGGCCATCGCCTCCAGGGTGGCGATCAGGTCATCAAACTTGCTCCATATGCCGCCGATAAAATTGGTCATCAGGCTTACACCGTATCCGGTGGCCTTGTCAACAAGGTCCTGATATTGCTTGTGGATCCGCTTGACTTCTTCCTCGGTGTTCTTGCGGATCTCGGCGTTCTTCTTCTCCCACTCGGCCCGGTAGGCTTCGAGCTGCGCCGCCGCCTGCGCCCGCAGTTCGGCGATCTTGTTGATCGTCTCAACGCGCATCTGTTCAAGCTGGACCTGCGCCTCCGACCGGGCCATCTCGTTCTTTTGTCGCCACAATGCGACATACTCGTTGAGTTGCGCCGCCGTCAGGGTGTTCAGCGCCTTGATCTCCGGTAGGGCCTTCGGCCCCATCTCCCGCAGTTGCGCGATCAGGCCCTCGTCCACGCCTTTTGCGGCGAGCGCGCTTATCTCCGCCTGCCACTCGGCAAACACATCCACCTGCTTGCGGAGGTTTTCGAGCAACCCAACACCGCTGACCGTGCGGGTTTCCGGCGCTTCAAACAGACCGACGAAACCGGCCAGGCTCCGGGCTTTCTCCGCGACGGCCCGGTTGTATTCGTCCCAAAGCCGCCGCTCGTCGGCAATGAGGCGTTCGTTTACCTCTCTGACTTTGCTCTCATAGTCCTCTCTGGCAGCGGCAAGGTCGTCGTAGTACTTTTGCCAGACTTCCTTAGCCCGCGCTACCAGGTCGCGCTCTTCCTCGAAAATCTCCTTCTTGCGCTCCGCCGCCTCCTGCTCCTGCCTGAGCGCGTCAAGGCGTTTCTTCGCGTTGGCAATCGCCTGGTTCGTCTCCAGCTCTTCCAGCGCGATCTTCTTCTCCGTCACCTGCCGCTTGATTTCGGCCAGGTTGTGCTCGGCAGCGGCTATTTGCCTCCGGACTGCCGAAGTGTCCTTGTGGTGTTTCTGGAGTGCGGCGAGGCGCTTGTTGAGTTCCGCGATGCGGGCCTCGGTCAGTTTTTTGCGTTCGGCCAGAGATGCCAGTTCGTTCCGCAGGGACAGCGCCCTTGCGGCGTCCTCCCGTCGCTGTTGCTCTTCCTGCATTGCCGCCAGGCGGTCCTCAGCCGCTTTTATCTCTGCCTCCACGGTGCGGATATTCGCTGCAGCCGCCTTCGCCCGGGCGACAGCTGCGTTGATCCCGCTCTCCAGCGCGGAGGCAAAGGCCCCGATTTTCTCCTGGACGCCTGCGGCCAGGCCTTCCGAAATGTTGCGCCCAACCTCGGCCATAATGCCGGACGGGGAGGATATTTTGAGCAGCGCCTTGATATGCGAAACGAGGCTGTGGATCCACCTGGTGACTTTATCTTTGAGCCAGCCAACGGCCCCGCTTATACCCTTCCAGATACCCTCGACAATGTTGCGGCCGTATTTCGTCATCAGCAGTACCGCCATCCCGAAAGGCCCGGTCAGCACTGCCAGAACCAGGGACCCCCACTTCTTCAGGAAGGCAACGACGGAGTTGGCCGCGTTCACTACCGCCTTCTTGATGCTCGTCCACAGGCCGGTGAACCACGCCTTGATGCCGCCCCAGTGTTTGTAGATTTCATAGGCGGCCATCGCCACGAGCCCCACGGCGGCGGCAACCATCCCCAGGGGATTGGTCAGCGCCGACACTACTGACATTCCGAGCATCACGGTCTTAACGACGGTTAGCTGCACGGCAAGGGCCGCAAGGGCCGCGGTCAACCCTATGAGGGCCACCTTCACCACGCCGGAATGTCTTTCGAGAAAGCCAAAGACGGCTTTCACGACCTCACCGAATTTAACGAGCGCATCGACCACGGGGGCCGGGATGATTGTTTTCAGCGCCGGCACCATCCCGGCTTTCTTGAGAGTGTCAGTGAATTTATTCGTCAGTTCTATCGCTTTCGGGAGAACATTCGCGGTCAGCCAGTCGAAAACCGGCTTCATCACCGCGCCGAAGGTCATATTCAGGTTATCCTTCAGCGTGGACATCAGCCCGGCAAAGCTCTGGCTCTGCTTCTGCATCATGTTGGGGAAGCGCTCTTCCATCCCCTTGATAAGTATCTGTATCGCTTTGTCTGCCGGGATAAGCCCTTTTTCGGAGAGCTTCATTACCTCGGCAGTAGATTTCCCCATAGCCTTGGCGAGAATGTCCCACGCCGGGACGCCGACCTCGGTTAGCTGGAGCATCTCGTCAGCGGACACCTTCGCCTTAGCCTTCATCTGACCCAAGGCGAGGCCGATCCTGCCCAACCCTTCCGCCCCGCTTAGTCCCAGGCCGGCAGAGGCGTCACCGACGGCCTTCAACATCGGAATAATCTGCTCCGCCGAGAACCCAAAGGCCAGCATCCGCTTGGCGGCGTCCTGCAAGTCGGGAAACTCAAACGGCGATTCGGCGGCCATTTTCTGGAGCTTGCCGAGCAGCACGTTCGCCTTTTCGGCGCTGCCGAGCATCGTTTCAAAGCTGATCTGCGCCTGCTGCATCTTGCTGTCGAAGTCCATACCGGCTTTGGCGGCCAGTCCAAGACCGGCAGCCACCGCCCCGCCGGCAATGCCAGCAGCCATCGTCAGCCCGGCAAAAGGCTCGGTGAGATCGCTTGCCTTCTTCTGGAAAGCAGCGATCTTGCCCTGCGCCTCCTGAAGGCCGCGCTGCAAACCGCCTATCTCTGCGCCAATTTTTACGACAAGCTCTGCTAATGTCGCCATTCTCTTCACCATCACAAGCTGGTATAATCAAGCAAAAAGGGGTGATATTATGGGATTCATCAAAAACTTCGGCCAGGCACTCAAGCGTCAACTAAACCTGGAGCTTGAATACCTGGGCGGGCATCCTGACCTGAAAGGCCCGCAGAAAGTTACTGCGGACACGGACGGCGAACACCTGCTCATTTACAGCGTCAGCGCGTTCAAGTCTGACCCAATCCTCCGCATCCCGAAACAGAACATCGTAAACGTCACTCTTGAAAAGGCCAGTAAGCGCAGCGTCGGCGGCGCGGCGGCGGGCTTCCTTGTTGGCGGCGTTATCGGAGCCGCCATCGGTGGCCGCAGTAAGGACGCCAGCATCATCGTAATGTCCGTTAAATACGGTCCCGCCACCGTTGACGTGGTTTTCGGCGGGGCGGACGTGAGCAGTAAATACAGCAAGTTTGTCAGCCTGCTCAGCGCTTCTTAGCCGCCCGCTCCGCCTCCTCCGCCTTCAGCGCAAAATAAGCCGCCCATTCGGTGATCTCGGCGGAGGAGATACGGTCAAGCAATTCCGAAACGGTGCACCCCAAGCGCTCAGCTAACTCGAAATACAGCCGGCGCTCGGGGTGCTTTTTTATTTTTTTTGCGCTTCTTTTACCGCCTCCGGAGTCAGGCCGGACAACCGCATCGCCACCTGCGCTATCCGCTCCAGAGCCGCGCCGGACTTGTCGGCCAGGGCGTCCCGGTCGGCGGGCTTGAACACTTGCTCCCCGGTGTCCGGGTCGTAAACGCTATAGATCACCAGTTCGGGGTAAATACGCTCCAGATCCATCTTGCCGGAAGCGTCCACGGCGTTCTGGAGCAGCCGCGCCCGCTGGCGACCGGTGAGGCCCCGAACCAGGAGCTTGACGCCCCATTCCGGAACCTCGACCGTCTCTTCCTGGATGTCTTTTGCGGCCAGAATCTTATCACGCAGCGACATAATAAACCTCCCCGTCTATCTCAAGCGAGATATCTTCCTCCACCAGCGCGTCGGCAGCCGTCTTCACGCTGTCACTCTTCAACCGGGCGTAGCCTTCATACCGCGTCCCCGCCGTGCTGTCCACGTAAAGCACCACCACCAGGGGATTGGTAAGCTGGCCCAGGAAGAAGCCGTCAATCCACCAGCGGCTCAGTTTCACGCTGGCGCTCTTTTGCCCCGCAACCTTGACCTCCCAGGCGTCGCCCAGTTTTGTCGCGTCCAGAATCTTAACGTCGGCGTCAAGAGTCCATTCCTTGGCCTCACCGAGCTGGGAGATCGGCAGGTAGGCGCCGTCCACGCGCACCGCCTTGTAATAGGTGTAATTGGCGGTAATCGCCGCGCCTGCTGCCGGTGCCGTGGCGAAGGTAATTGTCCCCGTCCAGTCGTCGAAGGTATAGTCCGTGCCTTCGGTCTTGGCAACACCCGCAACGTAGACGGTCTGGGAATTCGGGACAACCGGCGAGTGGGCAAGTTTAAACGTGGTCGTCAGACCACCGCCGGTGCCCACAGCCTCACCCGTGACGGCGGTCGTGGTCGCGGCAGCGAAGATAATCTTACCGCCGACGTGCTGCACGGAGAAGCCGCTTGTCTCCTGCGTCCAGGTCGGGGTAGCCGCGCCAACGTTGGTCGAGGATTCCACCACCACGGCCACGGCCTTGTCCCAGTAGCGCTTCGCCGCGTCGGAGATGGTGTAAATCTTGTAATCCGCGTCCGGATTCGCGGCCACGTCGGTGAAAGCCACGGAAGGCAGAGAGGCAACGTAGATCGCCGCCCCAATGCCGGTTTTAACAGCCATTTATCTCACCTACTTGTCTACGGCGTAGCCGGTAATTTGAATAGTTAGACTCTCGGCAGTCGTAGCACTGGCATTTGATCCGGAGATGACAATGCTCGTATCCACCGTGAGCAAATCGCCGAATACCGCCGCGCAGTCAAAGGTCGCCGTCTGGCCCGTCGCATTGCCGTCAAAGGTCAGGTTGGTCACGGTCACATCCGCGCCCTTGGTGATGTTCACCTGCTTGACGTAGTAACGCTTGCCGATAGGGACGCTAATGGTAGCCGAACCGGTACCGCTGATGGGAATGGACACCGTGGCAGAAGTGTTGACCGGGGTTTTATACACGGGCCGGGTGGCGAGTGAGCCGTCCGGGTTGACCGCCACGGCATCCACGCCGTCGGTCAGTTTGGTTTTAACCGCGCCGGCCGCGCTGTCGTAAATAGCCGCCAGAACATCGGCGCGGTTGATGATAGTATTGTCCTCTTTGATAAGCCTGCCGCTCGATGCGGCAAACTCTTTGATGTCAGCCAACTAAACCACCACCTTACGCATAAGTCAAAGCGCCAGTGCCTTCAAAAGTGAAGTCAACCTCCACCAAACCGCCTACCGCCGCCTTGGTGCTGATCGCTTTCACCAGCGCCGTGCCGCTGTAGTAGTTTGTGGCGTTGGTGTAAAGCTTCAGGCTCACGGTAGTGCCGCCCAGGAGCGCGTCCTGGAGGGCCTTCTGGCCCGTGGTGTCAGACATATCCCACCTGCCAGACGCTTTACCGGACCAGGACTTCAGCCCCGCAACCTTGACCTCCCAGGTGTCCAAAAACTTGGTTGTCTCCAGCAGCTTCGCATCTACGTCGAGGCTCCAGTTGTCGATCTCGGCCACGGTAGCGGTGCCGACCATAACCTTGCCATTGTAGCCAACGTTTACCGCCATCGGTCATACCTCCTTTAGTTAACTGCTTTTTAGAATCCGGTAACGCATAGTCTTGTGGTAAACACCAGTATCTACTTCATACAGATCACACGCAAACTCGCGCATAAACTGTAGCCCCTCCATCACCTTGTTCACCGCATCTGCAATAGCTGACGTACTCCCTTTGGCCCACACGTCAACTACCAGAATTATCTCCGCAGCCAGTGTCTGGCCAGCGCTGTAAAACGGGTAAAAGGGCCGGTTGTTGAGTTCGTAGTAACTGATGCAGGGATAAGCTGCTTCCACAGGCGGGTAGTGAAAGTAAATCCTGTTACCTACGAGCCCGGCCAACGTAGCATCCGCTTTCAGCGCAGCCACCACATCCGGTTTGACGTTGATCATTTCACGCCCAGCTCCTTGCGAATCGCCTCGGCAACAAGCTGCTTAACCTTGTCCTTGTTGGCATTGAAAGCCGGGAAGAGGAACGGCTTCGCCGGTGTCCCCCTGGCCGCTATCTTCCTTGCAATGGCAAACTCGGCACCGGGTTTCATCCCGTGAAGCTGCGCCCACCTCCTGAGAGCCCTCGGCGGTGGATAGTGCGGCCGCGTGCCGAACTCGACGTAAGGCGCGTACTCCACGTTTGTACCGACTTCGACCGCTGGGTTTTTAGTCCCGGCACCCGTCAGACGATGGGATATGCTCGTCCTCAAGCGTCCGGTATCGACCGGACAGAGTTTCTTCGCGTCACGCTCCACCAGCAAGCCGGCTCTGACCAAGGCTTTTTCCGCTGCATTAGTAGCCATCTGCCCTATTTCGGCAAACTTCTTAGCAAGTTCTTTTCCGCCTTCGACCTCAATTTTGATTGTCATTGCTCAGCCCCCACTCAGCGGTTACAATACTGTCCAGGAGGTGATTCCCCTGACCGTCAAGAAACTCACCTTCGAGACTAAAGACAAACTCCCGCGCAAAGGCGGGATCGTCTTTAGAGCCACCCTGTCAACGGTCACCCCGAAAACACAGCGGGGCAAAGACTTCGACAAAGAACGTACCCTGCTCATCATCGAGGACAAGGACAAAAAGTAGCGCTTACACCGGCTTGAGCAGCACCTCGTAATGGTTCCTGAAAGCCGCCACATACCGGATCTCATAAATCTCCGTGTCGTTAACTACCGCCCTTCGCCCCATTTGGACATTAGCATTCACCTCGCAAAACATCCGCTTGGTGATTCCGGCCTCGGTGATCCCGTACTGCTTATAAGCCAGTTCGCCGCCGAACGGCTGCACGTCCCCCTGGATGGTATCCACCGCTGACCACGTCTGAGAAGCCACCCCTTCGCTGTCGTAGCTGACGGTATCGTCCTGAATTTCCACTTTATCCGGCAGGTTCATGCTATCACCGACCTCCTGTAACTTTCGCAAAGGGCCGCTACTTCAGGCGGTAAGGACAGCAACCCGGCGCCCAGAACCAGCTTTTCGTAATCCGTCCTGACAGCTCCCTGCTGCTCGCTCACCTTTCCGGCGCCCTCTTTACCGCCGTACAGATGAGCAACAAAGCTGATGCACGCTTGCTCCAGGTCATAAGGCAGCGTCCGGGGGTTATCCGCCGTCGCGTCTTTCGGCAGCACGTAGCCGGCGACGTAGACGACCTTGATGTTCCGGGTCGAAACGCCGGGCTCGCCGACCAGGCCGACGTTATAACCCTTCCATGGCCAACCGGTTTCCCGGAAAAGGATGCCCGCGTCGGCGTCCTCGATCTCGTATTCGGTAGAAGCCAGAACCGAGCCGTTCAGTTCAACCGACGTGACCGAAACGATCGGATACTGGTTCAGCAACAGCCGCTGACGTTCATGCCCCCGGTGGTATTCGGTGTAAGTAGCCTTTTCAAAGTGCCGGGAGCAATACTTTTCAATGCGTTCCGAAACAGCATTGACCAGAGATTCCAGCAGCGAATCCTTTGTGAGATCGCTGGCCGGAATCCCGATGAAACTTTTCACCGTTCCAACAGTCGTCAGCGCGTGAGCCGAAAGCGCCATAATTCATCACTTCTTTACAATAGACTGCGGGCCTTTCTTGCCCGGGCGCACCATCTTGTCCGCAGGGGGCTTTTCCAGGTCCTTTTTCTCATCTTTCACCCCAACGTCCTCCTCTTCCGGCAGGACCTCCAGAGCCGCGATCTGTGGAGCCTCGCCCTCAAACTCCACGATTTCGCCCGGTCCGTAAATCCGCTGTTGAGAAGAGGCCGGGGGCCAGTAAACCGACCACCCCGGCCTTACTCTCGCTTTACCCATTAGCTGACCGGTGCCTCTTTAGCGGTTCCCAGGGCGATGGTGGCGGAAGCCTGAATGGTGGGCGACGTGCCACCAGTGAACGCGGCGGTGGCCACAACCCGGATGTACCGCTTTAAGGGAAGCAGGTCGATGTCCAGCTGTCTGTCAGTATTGGCCGCGGTAATCTGGGTAATGACCAAACCGGAAACGTCGGCCATATCGGAACCGTCGGCAGCGTTTCCATGCTGAATCCTGGCACCCAGGGCCTGGGTAGTCGGGGCGCCACTCACGACTCCGCTGGACACAATCAATACGGCATCTTCAAAACCCAGGCGGTCGATTACCGGTCCGTTTACGTTGCCGGCTGCCAATGCTTGGGGCCGTAGAGCGCATACCTGTTTGATGCTTTCTCCAAGTTTTTTAGGCATCAGTCATTCCTCCTTGTTTTTTAAGACAAGGGCGGGGCTAAACCCCCGCCGGTTTTATACAGTATAAACGTTAGTCTGTACGTTGAAGGCCTCGGTGTGCCGGAGCCCAAAGTCGTGCTTAGCGATGACCCGAATTACGGTCTCGTCGCGCGAGAAAGTGGACTGTAACGCCGAGCCGTCCCACCAGGCCGCTTCCTTAGAAGCGTCGATCTCCAGGCCCATCTCCTCGCCGATGATGAACTCCGACCAGTCGCCGAGGAAGATGTCAACCGGCTTGCCGGTCGCCCCATCATTGTAGCTAATCTGGTTCGAGACCGCGAACGGCAGCCCAATGAGCCTGCCCTGGTTCATCTCCTCACGGTGGATGTAGTTGCCGCTGCCATCCTTGAGGTTGTACAGCACGCTCCACAGCGCACCGTGAATTGCCCAGCCCACGGAGGCCCAAAGCAGGTTTTTCGTCATCAGCGATCCGATCAGCGACGCGAGGTAGTCGGAATCCGGCAACGCATTTTTCGCGGCCTTCGTGATCCCCGGGGTGTTGATGATCCCCAGCGGGGTAAACTCCGTCCCGGCGCCGTACATCGCTGTATGGTCTTCCTTCAGCGCCACCGTCTGGATCATGTCGTCGCGGACCATCTGGTCGGCGCTGTAGGCGTTCGATCGGATCAGGTCGTTCGACATCGGCACCAGGCAGGCCAGTTTCTTGCCGGAGAGCCGCAGGTTGCCGGTCGCTAACTTACTTTTAGGAATATTCTGAGACTCGCCGACGTAGTATGCTGTTGCACCGCCGGTGATCTTCGGAATGTTCAAGTTCCCGCCGTCAAGCGGAAGCGACCGAGCACCGAGCCGGCGCACAACCGCCTTCGCCCGGAGCAGTGGGATAATCTCCTGGGCATACTGCTCGGGCACAAGGAACCCGCCATCGGACGGGGTGCCAGCGATCATCTGCTTCAGGGCAGCGTGTAAGACCTTGTCGTCGGGATACATGGTTTTCTCGGCAATGTACAGCGCCCGCTCGGGGTCGTTCTTGCCGAGCACCACCAGCTTGCACATCCGGGCCAGCCGGATGCCGGGCTCAAGCTGCTCGCCTTTAGCCGTCGGTTCCGGCCGAGCGGGCGAGTCGGTCATCGCGTCCACGTACTGGCGCCGCACGTTCTTCAGCGGCTCGATTTGCGCCTGGACGATCTCCTGGATCATCTTTCTCAGTTCTTCGAGAGTCACTGTTCATCCCTCCAGTTTTGTTGTAACTAACTGACTCTACCGCGTGCTCTGTCCAGTTGTTCTCTGACGACCTCGGAGATGAGCGCTTTCAGCGTCTCGGGTTCGATGCTTAGTTCAGGGCCGCCGGCAGCGTCCGGTGGTTCTATGGCATCCAGGTCGATGTGTTTGGCCTGGCCGGCTGCAATGCCTTCCAGGTTGATTTCATCGGCCTGGGATACTCCTTTTTGGTTTCCTTGCGCAGCCTGTTTGATCTGTTCCAGGATATTTTTTAGTTCGTCGGTCAGCTTGGCTGTTACATCTATCGTCAGGGCACTTTTGCCGTCATTGCTTTCTTCCTCCTGAGGCTCCGCGCTGTCCAGCACCTCCTGGATCAACGCCTCCTTGTTCTTCCGGCTGAGCACGGCGCCCGCCTTGGCCTCCAGGAAGTTCTTGACCGACGCAAAGGCGTCCACGTAACATACCGCCATCAAGCAACCCGGAGGAAGTTTCTCAAACCGCCCTTCGGCATACACCTTTTCAAGTTCCAGGCCATGCTCGGCAAACGCCACATCTCGCCTCTTGCGCCACGCAGCCAGGACAGTTTCCACAAACTCCCGCACATCCCCAGGTTCCGGCTCCGGAAACAGCTCTTTAAGCTCTTCCTCCGTGTACTCCCTGAATTCAGGTGGTTCCTTGCCAAAATCGGCATAGTGGCGCGAAAGATGTTCATAAACTGCTTTCCGGTCGCCGTCCGGGATGTCCACCCCGCCCCGGGCACCAAGCAAAGCGCCCATTGCCGCCCTGACGCCGTTCCACACCACCTTGCCGTCGCTCGGCCTGTGGTGTGGGAGCTTCAGGTCGCCGAATTTCTCGGGCGGTATGGCGGCGGCCCAGGCGTAGTGGCCGGCGATTTTCTTCTTCTCGGCGTCCGTCAACTCGTCCCACGGCTTGTCGGTGAAGTCCGACAGCGTGGGTTTGCTCCACTCGGCATCCTCCGGCGCCGTGCTGCGGGAAACATCTTGGGGCACCACGCCCTTGATCTCTGCCTCGATCTCCGCCATCCATACTCCCTCGATAGCCTTGCACGCCTTGGTCGAGCAGCCGAGCTTGCCGTTCATAAACTCCGCCAAGGCCTCCGCTTGGTCGTCGGTGACGTAGCCCTTGCTCCGCGCCACCATCAAGGCGTTGGGATTCGAGGGCACCGGCACCGCCGAGAGTTCCAGGAGTTCCTGTTTCTTGTAGCGCCTGCCGCGTTGCCACTCGGGCAGGTCCTTCACGTCGTCGTCGTCCCGGGTCTCGTATTTCTTCGGAATAAAGCCCACGGACACCGCCCGGAGGAATTTGTCCCTGTACAGGTCGTAAACGAGGTCCGCGAACGGGAAAACCCCTCTCGCCGGAAACTGGACGTCGAAAACGAGCCTGCCACCCTCTTTCGCAACGTTCACCGCCCGGCCCACCGGCGGAAACCGGTAGTCGTGCGCCCAGAGAAACACCGGGTTCTTGCGGTAGTTGCCGAGCTCCCACCCGGTAACCTCGATGATGTCGTTGTCCCGGTCCGGGTTTTCGTCGCTCCCGATGAACTGCAAAACTCGCTCTTCCGGGCTCACTTCCTTCACCTCGAATGGTGAAGCCGACACGTAAAGTTCGCTGTCGCCGCGCTTGATTACGTGAGCCAAATTTATCCCTCCTTATTACTCAACCACAGGCAGCAAAGCGCACCTGCAGTTTATGACCTCGCTTGCCGGACCCGGGGCGCCCGGGTACATCAGACCGTTGGAAAACGGCTGGTTGATCGGCTGCTGCTCGCCGTCAAGCGCCGCGTGGGACGGGCGCTCGCGGCCGTCGATCGTGGTGAGCCATTCTTTCCTGCCCACGTCCGCCGCCCTATACGTTTCGAATGTTCCTGCACTCACGCTGTTGTGACTCTCCGTCCGGGCGATGGCTTCAGACCGCACCCCCTTTGCCTCGGCGAACACCGCAGACACGCGCTCGCGCAGCCGGGGAACAGACTCCCCGTTCTGCAGGCCCTCGTAAAGCTCCCGCCGCAGGGCCTGCTTGGTGGTGCCGTTGATCCCCTTGACCTGGTCGGCGCCGTAGGTGTCCACCCAGTCCAAAAAACGGGGGTTGAGCAGGTCCCAGCTTACCCCGAACTCCCAGAGACTTTCCGCCATCTGCCAGCCTTCCTTCCAGGACGCCAGCCAGACCGCGGTAAGCACGCCCTTCAGCTTGTCGTTCTGGGCATTCCAGTCGAGCAGGAGCTCGATGACGTTGATGACGTTCTCGAAGTCGCTGGGCGAGATCGCCTTCTCGCCGAACAGGTCCTCAAGCCGCTGGTTGACCTGGTTCTGCTGCTCCTGGAAAAACTTTTTAGCCGCCCTTCTGAAGGCGGCCTCGTGCTTTACGGCTCCTTTGTCAAACATTCGCCAGATGGCGGCATTCTGCTCTGGGGTTAAACCCTTCGCCTGCTTGCCTTCTTCCTCGTTTTCAGGCGGCTTTTTCCCGCCCAGATTTCTCTGCGGCATCGCTAATCTCGGCACGTAGTAGATATCCGCGCCCGGGTCAGGATCAAAGCCGTTTGCCTGCCGCCACTCGTTGACCTTCAGCGCCCCGCCCTTCAAGCCGTCGTTGGCAACTTTCAGCTTGAACTCCTTATCCTCCGGCACAGGGTCATCAAACCGGAAGACCAGGTTCGGGTCGAACTCCGGGCAGAGCTGCATCTGAATGTGGTCCTCGATCAAGTCCAGCACCCAGGAAAGCGTGCCCTTGCTATAGAGGTAGTAAGCCGCGTCGATGGTGCTGCGGTTCGAGTTTTCGTGGATCCCCAAAAGCTCCGGCGGCATGAACCAGTGCTGGTGCGCGATGTCCCGCAGAAACTTGCGGGACTCCACGAAGTCCATTTCCCGCTGGGGTTTGCCTAATTCCTGAATTTTCGCATCCCACGGCAGGACGGCCGGCTTGTGCGCGTTGTGGTACCCGGCGTACCGCTCCATCCACTCTTCTTTCAAACGCTCCGCCTGTTCCTTGGATATGCCCGGAGCCTGCAGGACAACCGGCGGCTTCGCGTCGTTGAAGAAAAACCGCTTGGCCCACTTCGCCATGTACTCGTCGGTCTCGACCTCGTCGCCGATGCCCTCGGCTGAGCCCAGCCCGCGCCCGTAGGGGTTGGCCGGGTCAGGCTCAAAGAACCAGACCATATCTTTTTCGTCAATCTTCAGGGAAATGCCCACTGTGTTTAACGGCACTACGGTAAAGTACGGCCGGCCGACGCTCGGCGTGTCCTGCACCCAGTGCGGCGGAATCGGCCAGAGCTCGGCTGGGACCCGCAGGCCATTTCGCTCAATCAGCCAGCCCCCCTCCCCCCGTAAAAGCAACCAGACTGCCGTCAGGTACCAGAGGGTGTGCCCCGTCCTGATCCGCGGATTGGGCCGCTTCAGCAGGTTGATCAGCGGATGCTCGAGTATTTGCTCCTCTTGTTTTCCCCGGTTGATGTAAAGTTTCCAGTCAGTTTTAGCAACGTCCTTGGCTATCCGGTAGATCGGCCGCAGCCGGGGAGACTTGCCGTAAAGCTCAATCCATTGCTGAGCGCTGCGCCTGGGCGGCTCCCCCCAGCGCGGCTGCAAAAGCTGACCCAGGTTGCTCAGCAAGCCCTGCCCGGGCGCCTTGAATATCCCCTCCCCGATGATAGAAAGCCCGAGCCGCATTGCTGTCATTCGCAGCCGCAAGTTCTCAAAAAACCTCATCCGCGCCACCTCAGTATATTTCGTATCGCGATGCTTGGAATTTGTTCAGCGCCTGCGTCATCGCGTCCACCTGGTCCCTGTAGCAGCCGCGCGGGAACGCCGCGCACTCCTCGATGAAGTCCCAGACCCAGAGCGCAATCGCCGGGTGCGGCAGGAATACGTTGCCCGCTTCCACCAGGGGGCTGACCGCGTGAGCCCGAGCCTCCTTCGACCCCTCCGGCTGCACCGCGATGATTCCCGGGATCTCCCGCTGTAAAGTCGAGATGACCGCCGGACCGTTCGCTTTGTCCTCCACCAATTTCATCACAATTTGCGGCCACTTCTGCGTGAAACCCCTGAACGCCCCAATCGTGGCGACAAAGTCCCATCTGTCCCGTACCTGGTCGAGCAGGTAGTAGTTCGCGCCGTTCTTGCCCCACGCCTGGCCGGCCACGAACGCCGAGCCCTTGGTATCCTTGAACGCCATGTCCCAGGACTGCGCCGTTTGGTAAAAGGTCTCTGGCAGCGGCACGGCCTCGATGTTAATGAGCTCCCCGTCCGGCTTCTTGACCGTAACCGGCGGGAGCTCCCGGTCTCCGTACCGCCAGAACCGCCACCACCAGCGCTTGAATATGCCACCCTCGGCTGGGGAAGGCCGCTGCTGGTACTGACCCGCGTAACCGTAGCTGCCCAGGTCTTTCTTTGCCTGTTCGATCTCCGCGGGGCCCTCGCGCTCGGGCCAGAGCAGTTCTCCGTCCTCGCGGACTATCTCCCGGCCGCTTGGCAGGCTTATCACCGTCCGACCCTCGGCTTCCGCCGGTAGACAAAGGTGTTCCCAGCCGCCCTGCTCTAGAAGATATCCGGTGAGGTCCTGCTCGTGCAGGCGCTGCATGACAACGACGATGGCACCCCGTCTCTTATCGTCGAGCCGTGTGGACAGAGTATGCTTGAAAAAGTCAACCCCAGCCTGGCGCTGGATGTCAGACTGGGCCTCTTTCGGGTTGTGCGGGTCGTCGACCACGACTCGGTTCCCGCCCTTGCCGGTCAGGGTGCCGCCGACGGAGGTGGCAACCATCACGCCGCGGCGGTTGTTCATAAACTCGGTCTTGACATTCTGGTCGGTGGTTAATTTAAAACGGCTGCCCCAGTTCCGCAGGTACCAGTCTGACTGGATAATCGTGCGCCGGTCAACCGAGTGCTTAGTACTCAACGACTGGCTGTAACTCGCGAAGATCCAGCGCGTCTCCGGCTGGCGGATCCACTCCCAGGTAGGCCACATCACCGAGACCGCGATTGACTTCATGTACCGCGGCGGGATATTGATAATTAGCCGGCGGATTTGCCCCGCGGTCACCGCCTCCAGACACTCCGCAATCGCATCTATATGCCAGTTGTGCAGATACTCGGCGCCCGGCTCGACGATCGGCCAGGCCTGCCGGACATACTCCGACAGGCTGCGCTCAGCCCGGTCCGCCGCTTCGCGGTCAAAAACGGGTCCTTGATCAAGCCGCTCGTCAATTAACGTTAACAGCCGCTCGTAGAACTCGTCTTTCAGCAAGGCGCCGGCGGATCTCCTTGGCAGCATCCGGCTCCACCTCACTTATGACGGCCAGCACTTCTTCTTGAAATTCCTTTACGGTCTGCGCATCGTGCAGCATCTGTATTAATTTGGCCTGCAGGTCGAGTTGATTTCGCACCTCGGCCAAGCCTTTGAAAATGGTCTCTGCCCGGCCTTGGGACATATCGATAAATCTGCCGTCCTCGTCGCGCTTGGGTTCCAAGGCGTCAATGATCTCCCAAACACGGTGGTTTGCCTCCTGTAGTTGGTCAATGACGTTGATCTGCCGGCGGGCAACCCCCTCACGGGCTTGGGCCTGTTTGACCTGTACCTCTTTCGAGCGCGGGTTCCTTCGAGGATCCGGCCGAAAAGTCTCTGCAATGGCCTGCCTGGTGGCCAGTTGCCGGATTTGTTTAAGATACCTACACCCCATCACCTTGGAGATCCCAAGGCGCCGACCAAGTTCGGCGCCGGTGATATCGGGATTTTCGATAACGAGCTTTTGTGCATCTTCGATTGTGGGCACTAAGGATCACCTCTCGACATTGGTCGACAATGTTAGATAAAGGGATAATCCGAAAAAAGTTGAAACCTGTCCCCAAGCAACGATGAAAGGAGGGATCGCAATGGCTAGTCGCGTATACCGCCGTCGCAAAGGAACCGACGTATGGCACTTCTGCAGAAACTGCTCCAATTGGCCCACGAGCAACTATGAAGAATCCTACTCCAAGCCAACAACCGGAGAGTTATGTAACGAATGTCGGGCTAAGGAAAAAGCCAATAATTGCAGCTAATCATCTACCCTACTTGCTTTTGAGACCTGAAACTCAAATACAACTCTATTGCCTGCGAAGTATAATGTCTTTAGACAGGTCGAGTAATCGACCTGTCTCTCTTTAGCGAACTCATCAAAACAAGATAAGCAGATGACGCTGTTTCGGAATCTTTCTGGGACGACCAAACTCCATATTTGGTCCGTAACTTTAAAGTCGAACTTATCCCTGCAGCCACAAACCCTGCACTTTTGCCGTCTCTCTCGCCAAGCATGA